CCATTACATAATATAAAGACACAAAATAGCGAGGGATTTCTCCCCCGCAAGTTGTTAATCTTATTAGATGGATTTCAATTTGGCTTCAATCTGGGTGCTGATAAACATATCACCCTTTGCATTAAGGTGTCTGTTTGTCATGATAGTTGAAGAATCTCCCGAATAAGTCCATGCACCAAAGACTGTCATCCAGTTGATATTGAACATGTGGATGTTTGATTCATGGTACATATCAAGACAGGGGATATTAGCCTTTTTGCAGAAGTCTATCATAGCATCAGCATATACTTCATCGGACTTGTCTGCTGTTCTTCTCCAAGTAGTTGCGAATAGAATTTTGGCTTCTGGAATGTTGTTATTGATATAGTCTACTATATACATCATTGCTCCATAGAATGTTGTTTTGTCGTCGCTTCCATAATTGCCAATAGGCACATTCGCATTGTAATCGTTAGCACCACCCATTAACATGATGTAGTTGGAGTCTGTGGGTATGGTGTCGACCCTATTAACCATTGGACTGCGGTCTACTCCTGCGTCTGCGACACTGCTTCCAGATATTCCAAGGTTTATAGCTGTGGCATTGTTTCTTGCACCAATTAGTGCGGGATAAGCCTCCCAAGGGTCTTTATAATCTCCATGTGTCAGACTGTCTCCCATAAAGCTGATCTTCTTACCATAGAGGGGATTATACTGATTCTCTGCTTTATATCCGTTATAATAGCAGGTGATTGTTGCGTTAATGTTTTCATTATTATCGCCTATGAAATTGCTGAATCGCATGTATTTTGCTTGAGTAGGAATGTAGATGTTTGAATAGTTCTTTGTTCTATATACTACATTGAGTTGTTCATCATAGAACATTATGCAAGCATTAGAACCACCCTGCACACATGTGGTTGTAACTCTGTCAGGGCATGGAATGTAGTCACTCACCATGTACTTTGCATGATTATAATACTGTCCGTTTGAATATTCAAAGTAACCGCTTATTGCATTACATGTGAATGTTTCTACTGATCCTAACAGGTCATTTGCATTACACATTATTTTGATCTGTGTAGCACCCTTGTTCTTTTCACAGCAGAATTTCATGTATCGAGCATTATTTGGTGCAATACATGGCATATCACTGGTAGAGGATATAAAAGTCTTATTATTGTCATAAAATGCTACGGCACACGCATCAGATGACATGATAAAGTTACTTCTGATAATTCGGGCATTTGGTGCTATTACAATAAAATCAGATGTTTTATAGTTAGGACCGTCTGCCAGAGTTCCATCTGTTTTAACTAAGTATTTATTATCAAATTCGGGGGAATGTGTTTCTGTAAGTTTGATATTTACGATATTAGTTCTATTTGACAGCACTATTTCCGGGATTTGTTCAAGACTATAATCATACGAACATACTACAGTTCTGTTGTTTGCTTGTCCGTTTGTATAATCTGATATTCTGAAATAGACCGCGTTGGAAGGAATTTCGATATTCTGGTAATCAGATGTTCCAGAAATAAAGTTTTTATTGGCATCATAAAATGCACATCCCGCACCAGAGTTTTGAACAAAATTTGTGGTGATATGCTTCGGAACGGGAATATATGATGTAGAGTTATAGCCAGAGTATGTATATGCGTTGCCATCTGTATAGGAGACATATTCTCCTTCCACAGTCGCATAGTATGTTTTAGGTATTCCAAAGAACAGATTTATAAGTTCTGTGACAGCATTAGACAGTTCAGTATAATCATCGGGGATACTTTCAATTACTTCTATCCCTTTAGTGGTTGCTTGAGTATTAAATGTAGAGATTGCATTAGCTAACGCATCAGTGAGAGTAGTTTGAATATTAGCCAACGCATTAGCCAGTTCTTCCGAAATATCATTTGAGTGTTCGTTATACCATTCTTGCAGAAGTTCTTTCAGAGCATCTGCTTTTTCCTGCAATTGCTCAAGTCCTTCAGTGGTTAAGTTGCTTATATTGGTTTCTCCATCTGAAATGATTTGCTGAATGTGGGTATACTGATCCAGAAAGTCTTTTGCAATCTTGATGATCCAGTCCATGTTGAGGTCATGAAAATTTGAATAGGGGAAGTTCTCACCGAAAGCACCATTGTTCATGTTGTCTCCTCCTTAATAAACCAAAATGCAGAACCGCATTTTGAAGTCCTCAATAATTATATCATACATATTGAACAGGTCGATGGCTCTTTGTTCCCGGATGAGTTTCTGTGTTGTGGTGACACCGATATTGCCATGTGCATGAAGTTCGTGTTCTCCTTCATTCTGTGTGGCAACCTGTTCCCCATGAGTGAGTCCACCCTGTTTGTTGATAGTTTCTCCGTAGGTCTTTGTTTCCTGTAGGTTCTCCGTCCTGCCGTACGTGGTTTCATCTTTGTTGGTTTCCGTCTTTCCGAAAGTAGTAGTCTCAGAGGTTTCAGTATCTTCAGTCTTACCGAAAGTGGTTGTTTCAGTATCCGTATTGGTCTTTCCAAAGGTAGTAGTCTCAGAGGTTTCAGTATCCTCAGTCTTTCCGAAAGTGGTGGTTTCCGTGTCAGTATTGGTCTTTCCGAAAGTAGTGGTCTTACTTCCAGTACCATCCTCGGTCTTTCCATAAGTGGTAGTGGTGGTGGCATCATCTTGATCCCGGGTCTGTTTCACAAGTCCATCATCCTGTCCACTGGGTTGAGAGTCGAATCCTGCAATCCAGTGTCCTTTGGTGTCAGCGCCTACAGTCTGATCCTGTCCACCCAGTTCAACGGAAGAAGTGGTATTTTCTGTTTCGCTTCCACCTTCTCGCTTGTTGGTGGAAACGGCTTCAGTACCACCCTGTTTCATGCCGATAGTACCAGACTTGCTTTCGCTTCCACCTTCCTGCTTGTTGGTGGCAATGGCTTCAGTACCACCCTGTTCCATGCCGATAGTACCAGTTTTTCCCTCAGTACCTCCTTCTCTGCGGGTCATGTCCAGAGTATCTTTACCGCCAGTTGTAATGGCTTCTGTCCGGCCATCTGTACCGCCATGAGTAGTGGTTTCTGTAGTGGTATCCGTACCGCTGTGGGTAGTCCTACCCGTACCGCTGTCACTGCCTGTTTCATACCTGTTATAGTTCTCAATGGGGTTGTACTCATATTGTGTGGTGGCATAGAGTCTGTTCCAGATGTCAATCTGTTTAGCACTCCATACACCTACCAGATTTTTGAAAACAACAGGGTTGGGATACAGGACTTCAAGTTCTGCGGTTTCTGCAAGAAGGTTATCAATTAGTGTGGGTTTATCAAGTGCAGTAGGAATTTGCATAAGGTCAAAGATTGTCTGATCCCATTGATAGAGTCCCAGAGGGGACAGATTAACGGTTCTTCCCATAGTATGACTCACCCTCCCGTGTGTTCGTGACAATCATCTTGTCCGGGTCATGTCTCCAATCTACAGTGACTTCAGTTCCAAACATGGCATTAGTGTTTTCTGCGGACTTCTTCAGTTGTTCAAGCCAGAGTTCGCAACGGGTGATGGTTTCAATATTATTGGCATTTACTTCATCTGTGATGAGTCTTTCCCGCTTGTCTGTATTGGCATTGGGGATACCTATGTCAGTGTCGAACATTGCTTCAATCTTACGCATATCAGAGAGGACTTTATCCACAATATAGTTCTGTCCAATATTCTGCTGAAAAGCGTTCCATACTTGAGTACCATCTTCTTTGAAAAGCTGTTTGTCAACAACTACACAGGGTTCGCCACCCGCAACCTTATCGAAGAGTTTCTTATAGGTTTCTGCTGTGGGTTTATCTTTAGCCGGGAACACAAAGGACAGGTGGGAGTTCAAGAGGTTTACGGAAGCAGTCTCAGCACAAAGAGCCATCATGTCTGCATAGTAGTTTACAAGGTCGTTGATACCACCCCAGTCTGGTTGGAGTTTGAACACAGTACACTCTTTACCAATACGGGGTTGTAATGTACCTTTCAAAAGAGGGTTAGTGATAATGAGGTTAGTCGGCTGATAGTAAATGTCATATCCGTATGGCACACCCGCCTGACAGATAACACCATACTTATTGGTTTCCACTACTCCGATATATCCCCAAGCGTAGAGAACATACAGGAAGTAGTCCCTGTTCCATGTTTCCGGGAGTTTCCATTCAAATACGGAAATTGCTTTCTGGAACAGGTATCTGCGGAAGAATCTCTGCAAGGCAACATTCTTCACATGAACAGTGGATGGACTAAAGGACGAGTTATACATATTGATGTAGTCATAGGTTTCCGGTACACCATACCCTATATCCTTTGGCATCTGGGTTTCAACTCCTTTCGGTTATTGTTCCTAAAGAATGATAACATAATTGCGGTTTTTATTCCACTTCCATGGATGTTCTCAAAAACCCATTCAGCGTTTGCCCATCTCTGTTCCTCGTCCGGGTCTAAAGGTCTTTCATATGCCCACAACCACACATCAGCGAGGATGGAAGGTGTCTCTGTACTGGTTACAAAGTCCTCCCATGTGTGCTGTCCATAGTTTTCAAGTGACCACTGTTTATTGTTGTGATACTCCCACATAATGCGGTCACACATGGTAGTACCAGATTGCGGGTCGAGTTGTTCATCTAATGCCCACTGATAGTATTTTCGACAGGGAGTCCATTGGGTGAGTCCCATGCCACCATTGTCTGCCAGTATTGCCGAAGGATCACTCCAGTCGAGTGATCTATTTTGAAATGCCCAGGGGTTAACAGTGGATTCTACCATCATGTTTCCGAGCATTCCTGCTATTGCATTAGGTGTCCAGTTCTGTCTGATGAAGTAATCATAGACCAAATTCATGTTGTCAATTTGCACTTGCTCCGGTGGTGTTATTCGCACATCGGTGGTGTCAAAACGTATATTAAGCTCCACCCACCATCCGTCATACCTTGTCGGATTCTGCGATGCCATACTATCACTCCCAGAAGAAACCATTAGTCAAGTATTGAACAATTTCTTTACGCTCGTTGTCATAGCAACTAATGTCTATCTCACCTTCTGCACAAAGGATGAAACCAGAGAGGGTGTTAAGCTGTCTGAGTTCACACAGGGGTCTTCCCCGGTGTGCTATATCTTCGTCTACGATATTGAAAAATTGTGACACGGAATAAGTTTCATAGTTTGCTGTCAGAAATGATCCGTTAGTGCCGGAGGTTTCAACTTGAGGCATTGACGATTGTATAGTGTTATATACTCCACTTGCGGCACCTGTAATAGCACCCATTACTGCTCCCTTACCAGAAGCAATACCGGATATTGCTCCACTTATTGCCTGTGGCACTATGTTAAGCGCACTTACAGCCGTACCCAAATAGTCAACCCCCACTTGTGCAAGCTGAATTGGCACACCGAGTAGGAAATGCTTATCAGTTAGTAAGTCAAAATCTTGTCCTCGTATTCTACCTATTTCAACTCTACACTGTCCGGTGATGAGGTCTATCACGTATATTAGTTCAATAGTATCTCCGATCTTAAAACTGAATGAGTCAAGAGGAACAATACCGAACCTCCCTATAAGAGAACGTTTAGAATAGGGAGCATAATTCAAATAGCTTCCCCGGGTATTGGCTTGCGGATGCGGTTGAAAGGTTATATTTCTCTCAGCAAGGCTAACAGTCTGTGCATACAGACGATAACCAGTTAGTGGATAATCCCACCAACCTATTTTAATAGATGATACGGCAGTCTTGTTGACAATAAGACTTTCCATGAATGGGAACCACATACAGGATACTATATATTGATATGGGTTGTACATTGTTTTCAACAGTTCCAGTGACATATCTGTAATAGTCGGGGTTAATGCACCGGAGGAGGGATCAAGTACCGCCAGTCCCATAGTGATAAGATTATCGTCTGAAAGAAGTTTATTTTTCAGAGCACCAAATTGTGCGGATGTCATTAAGTAGTAGGAGATTGCCCCAACTGTTTGAGTGCTGTTCCCAGATATGATTCCCACAATATAACATCCGTCAGAAATATTGGGAGTAAACACATTCGGATAACCCACAGTTTCAGTCTGGACATCTGTGGTAGCAGGATATGTGGTATCAGTTATTTCCCCATTGAAGTCTGTTGTGGAGTCAGTCCGCAGTACATACTCTGTACTGTTTCCTATCTCGTCTTTGAAAGTGGCAAGAACATCCTCTTTCATGTGGACTTCCCAAAGTCCATTCACCCATACCCAGTCCTCTATGAAATAGTACCTGTCTGCCTGTGACCATCGTGCATAGGTATAATTTCCAGGTATCACATCATTCGGAAGTCTTTCGATCTTGATAACTGGATTCATAATGGAGCATGGCTCTTTCAATATGCCTTGTATATACCGGGTTGTTCCTGTGGAAGGGCGTTTGGTAGAGTTCTCTTTTTTCTCAAACCCCTCATATAAAATAAGTGTCTGCATAAGCAACCTCCATAAAAGAATAGGGGGATAGCTGTCACACTATCCCCTTGCCCGTCTGATCTACATCAGTCGAGCAGGAACACAACGCCTTTCTCGCAGTTGTCACTGAAGCACCGGAGACGCATATGGTACCACATATTCCTGTATTCCCCTCTGGCGTTTACGGGAGTGGGGATTACCTTTTCATGGATCATTGCCCAACCCATTGCATCCTCATCGAACAGAAGAGCAAACACGCCAGACTTGTTAACAGCAGTGCCAGTGGTAGCCACACCGGAAGCATTGGTATAGGTGGGTGTAACCATGACTGCATCCGGGGTATCAATTCCCTGCCAGAAATTGATGGTTTCCACATCCGCATACTTCAGATAGTTGTCATGGAAAGTATCAGCCAGAACACGGGAGTCAATCTGATAACGATCCTGCCCGAGCATATACATTTTCTGCTTGTTGTAGGGAGTGTGACGGGGTACGGGTTTGCCAGTCAGAGTGGTCTGGTAGCGGGTGCTCATCTCCCGGAAGAGGGAAGCGACAGAAGCAATCCTGCCGTATACCCACTTCATAAAGGAAGGATAGTTATCCGGTTGGAATACAGTGGTTGCAGTCAGAGACAGACCAGTCAGAGTGTTGTACTCAGACAGCAGGTGAACATTCCGGGAAGCGTTGTTCTCATCGATCAACCCTCCGATAAAGTTCGCAACGAGTCCCCGGGACATGTTTTCCTTTGCCAACTCAATCTTGTTGGACATATCAGTGGTAATCATGGACAGGAACTGCCCAAACTCCTCAGACGAGCGGAACGCAGTTTCAAGCTGATCCTCAAAGACGGTGTAGTGGTCAGAGAAAACAGACTGCCCAAGGAAATTCGTCTGCACAAAGTCCCGCTTATTGATGATCCAGTGGTCAACGCTCAGTCCGTTACCAGTGGGGTTGCCAGTCTGGGAAGCATCAAAAGTTACAGGATACTTGTAGGCATCGTCATCCTTCCAGTCGCTTGCCACAATGTTAAATTTCCGCATGTATGCTCCCCACTGCGGGAGGTCTTTCTCCAGTCCACGCATGGAAGCAGAATAGGGACGAATGGAAAAGATTGTCCGTGCCAGCACGTTAGACAGGGTATTGAAGATTACATCCTTCCCCAGTGTCAGTGCGGTCTGGGCAACACTGATGAAGTCTGCTTCGGTATTGATAACCGCACTTCGTCCAGTTGCCTGTTTTACCAGATCATTGAGTACCGCACTGCTCTGCTGAAAAGTAAGGGTATTTACGCTCATTTCTTGGTTCCTCCTTTGTTAGTCTTTACCGCTTCCAGAAGTTCCTTCAGCACTTCCAGAATTTCCTTCATTACATTCACAAGGTCAAACATGTCATTCACTCCTCTGATGGAATGTCGGTCTGATAATCTCCGCAAGCATATCCTCCGCAGTAGGTGTCTGCGGATTAGCACCTCCGGGGATCACAGACTGGGCAATTGCATTTGCCTGTACCGCACTCGTCAATTTCGCAATAGACTGCATAAGCTCTGCCATAGTTGGCTGTGCTTCCTGCTGTGCGGGTTGGGGTACGGGTACGGGTGCGGGTTGGGCAACGGGTTCAGCAACCTGTGCGGGCGGGTTGGTGGGTTCTGCAACAGGTACAGGTGTCTGATCGGGTTCTGATACGGGGACTGGGTTAAGGTTGACTGGTGCGTGGTTTTCCATCTGTGCAATTTCATCTTTTGTGTAACCTGCCTTTACAAGTGCCATAATATCAGTGAGTTCCATTAGATAGTAACCTCCTTAACGAATTTTGTCAACGTTTCCAAAGCTTTCAGTGCTTCTTCACGGGTGACGGTGGTGGAGATGGGCTCATTATAATAGTCTATCATGCTCATGAGCCCAACACGGTTGAACACAGACAGTTTACACCGGGAGACACCGGAATTTTTCCGCTTGCTCCCCTTTAGTTCCTGCGAGTCCATACATGGATAATCAGCATCATCACCAAGGTAGAGTCCAACATGGCTTGCGTTACCCAGTTCGTCATGGTATCCCCTTTCCTTTTCCCCTCCATCATTCTTTAATAGGAAGAGAAAGGCTCCCTGTGGAATCCGTCCGAACTTCTGTACGCACTCGTCAATGGTTCCTCGCCAGTTAATGTAGTTCCTCCACATGGAGTTGGAACCCCTCCAATTGTAGGGGGTTCCGTCTTCCTTTCGGACGCCAAGGTCTTTCAATACCTGCTCCACGAATCCTTGACAGTCCAGTGTACTATACGGGATACCTACATACCCACCGGAGGACGCCTGTTCAGCTACCTCCGCTCCGGTTGCTCTTAGAATCATTATTCACCCTCCAGTTTATCCAATAGCTTTTGAATTACGAGTGTGTTGTTATTGATTGCTTCTGTAATACTTCTCTCTTGATCTGTTATTGCGGAGTTGAAGGTGATCTTCAAGTCTGTAATAGTGGCAGTCAGTTTCTCAGACTCCTCCCGGTGTGCTTTCTGCTCGTTCTGAAGCATCACGAACATTGCAATAGCTACCGCAATAGGGAATCCCACAGACTGAATGATTGTCAGAATATCCTGCATCCCTGTTCCCTCCAATCTCCCCGGAGAATAAAGAATGGTGGGCTACCCTTGTGACCGTGCGGAGTCATGCCCGCCCTTCCGAGGCTTGCACTGGGCAGGTAACCCACCGGAATTATTATAATAAATTCGGTTCTTCATTGTCAACTCGAACAACCCGAATACCACATTTCAAATGGTTATCCTTATAACATTTGGGGCAGGTGTTTGGTTTATATTTTCCGCATACAGTAAAAGGCAGTTGTCTGCATATATGTGCATACGCAACTTCCATCATCCGATCGTATTCTTCCGCTGTATCAACAATGATAGTAATCATGTTATACCTCCCAGTATTTGATAAACATCTTCTCCGACAATACATCTTCAAAGTCCATCTTATTTCCTATGTACATGTCCCAGTGTGTCCTATAAATTCTCTGATAGTGTAACTTATCCGTTTCCGTTGTCGAGAACGTCTTGTTGAATACCCCGGACATGTGCGTGGTGCAATACAGACGGTTCTCGCTCTTGTGCCGGTAAATACACAGCTCTCCAATAGAACATACTGGCAGGAATTCATTCAGGGGGCGAGGGCGTACATGCTGTCTGTCCACATTGAAGTCATTCTCCAACGCCATGTTTGCGAACTCTGAACCGTTCGTCAGATTGTATAATGCGGTATCACTCTTCCTCTTGCTGATGGGTGAGCGGCGGAGCATGATTAACTGGATACCCCTTTTATCATCCGTCCACCGGTCGGCATTACCCTTCTGCATCTTGTCCGCAATCCGAATCAACTTCAGTGATTCAAACACAGGATTAGTTATATCATTCGCATTGGCAAGGCAAAGCATCTGAATAGGAGCAATCCCTTTCAATTCTCTGTTCCGGTTCATTGTCTCGTAGGCATTGAACAGGGCATCAGCCTCATTTTTCAATAGTCTCTCATGCTTCTCCGGTATGAACTCGTCATAGATAAGAAGCTGAATATCCGAGGCATCAAAACCACGCATATTAGAGATGGTAGACAGAGCGCATGTATACCCCAACTGTGTCTCCGTATCTCCCGTCCCCGGTTCATAGAACATGGCATTGTATTTGCTCACGCTCTTCACCATGACATTCCAACCAAGGTCTTCATTCAAAGGTTTGAACACCGAGAACTCCGGCTTGCTGATAAGGTCGGCTTGGGACTGGGTGCGTCTCATGAGCATAAACTTCCTGCCATCTTCTTTGGCGGTCTTTAGGGCAGTATAAGTCTTCCCGGTTCCTCGCCCACCTACACAGAAATTAAAGGGGTACCCTTCCTCGAGGATACCCCTTATGTTTACATAGCCGGAAGGGTCATATATTCTCACTGGGCAATGTCACAAGTGAGATATTCCCGACCGCCTTTGCTCCGTCCGGCACCCACCACGAACCGAGTGGGCAGTTCTTCATTCCCGGACTCAAAGATAGAGCAAATGTCATAGAAGTTACGAACGAACGTCTTGGAGTTGGTGGCATAGCGGATGCCTTCAACGGTCTCCACCGCAAGCACCTTCATCTCTTTTCCGTTCACATCCTCGTCAGTGTAGAGCACAAACTTGCGAATGTCCAGTGTCTCGCCCTTGGCATCGGTCATCTTCCTGACGTCATTACCCTTGGTCAGAGCGTAAATGTCACCTGCGGTCAAGTTAGCGGTCTTCTTAATGATTTCCATGTTTTTGTCCTCCTCGTTGTGTTGGTTTGTGATGTTTCTCCCGGGTCTTCGCACAATCCGCTCCGGCAAGGTGTAGAGCACTCGTGACAAGTTATTTAGTTCGGTTGGGAGTTTTGCCGGGGCGTTCACGCTCGCCGGGAAGTAACATGATCGCCTTAATAATCTTATCAAATGACATAGGGATTGTCAAGATAGTATTTGGAATATTTCAAAATTCTTTCGTACTCTCCGGTGATGCCTAACGTGTACTCCGAAGGAATGATAGCAACGTTTGCAGTGATCGGTAAAACATGTCCGTCAATTTCCACCGAATCCATCGGAGGATTATCATTGTAGACCGCTGAAGTCCCACCCGCTTTACGGAACACGAAACCTTCTTCAAATGCCGATAGGCCACCATGTTCGTCGAGCTCAGCACCACCTTTCTGCTTATTGACACCTGCAATCGTGCAATGGACTCCCTCGCCCGGTCTTTCCACATACGCATACTTCTTTGCCCCTAACGTCTTAAATTCATAATAGGCGTATCCTGTGTCTTTTAGGTCTTCCGTTTCAAAAACTCCCATATAGTGGGTAACTCCTGCCGGGTCTGTAGCGAATGAACCACTTTCCTTGCACTCTGCAATCCGCTCAGTATTGTAAGAAGTCCAGTCAACATCCCCAGTATACTTGCAAGAATCAGTGTCACAATAAACAAATTCCGCACCCTCCGTTTCATGTATCAGTCTAATCCCCCTCTCCAGTGCCATACGGCTATGGGCAGTCACCCACACACCCCACTGGTACGCTAAGAACGCCTTTGAGTTGCTTTTCTCCAATAATTCTTCATCGGTCTTAGTGGTATCTATATCCCAGTCTCCTATCTGCTTAAAGAGTAATGAGTGCTTCACAGGGTCTTGTGCCATCATGCCATAGAGCGAATTCAACAGTGCCTTTGATTTATCATAGTAAACTTCCATACCCTTTACCCCCTTTAGCTCTGTCTTCTCTTTATAGTATTTAATTACTTCATCAATTAAGGGCTGAGGCAGTTTCTTATAAGAAGAATACCATCCTTTCATAATTTTTAATTTACCCTCGTATTCATCCAATATAATATGCAGGTCCACATCTGTAATAGTAGTCTCCAAATATTCAGCCCTCAGAATCCGTCCATTGTCCTCTGTGCAGATTCCTCCCTTGATTTTACGGCATTTATCCTTACTCAAATAAGGGCATCCCCAATATTTGTCCTTCAACCGTACATTCGTAATACCAACTACCAACAACATTGCCTTATGCCGTACAGTAAGACACCTCGCCACATAGTCCTCATTGAGTTCACTGGGTTGTAGAGGAACAAAGACACTCATGGGGTACTCACAATTGCAAATCACGGCCGGATAACTGGAAGACCTATCAGCGCTATGAACATTCCGAATTACATCCCCGGCGAAATACCGGTTACTATGTGTGTTGCCTCCTCTAAAAGCATCTCTCAAAGCATGATACAAATCAATATCCGGAGAGATAGAGTATACCAGCCCGTGATGTACATTCCCTTGTTTCATGGCTCTCTTTGCCTCCCGGCGAACATAGCCGGTACTGGTGAGCGGTATCGTCTGCAAGGTATCACCGTCACGAGCCATCAGAGCATTGACTGCCTCAACCAGCCCGAGAACGTCATGTGTGCAATATTCCAGTTCTTCGGAAGATAGGGGAGTCCATGGGTACCGCTTTACGGAATAGTCGAACTCCTCACCGGATAACTTCTGATGCTTCACAGCAAACTTCTTAGTGAATTGTGCTAATGACATATTGGTCAGTTTATAAGAGCAACGGAATTCAAAGCACCCCCGCATGTCGCATTTCACTACCTTCCGGGAGGCAACAGCAAACACATCTGCCGGACAGAAAGAATAAATTCCCTTCAAAAATTGAAACTCGTCTAATAGGATAGGTTGTGAACATATACCACTAACCACCTATCCTCCGGCAACACCTCCTTTATTCTATTTTGCAAGTCTGTAAACTCTTCCCATGTACGTCCAATGACAGTAATATCCTCTCCGAATTGCCATTGCCAAATGTACATAACGGACTGCTGAACATCATCCAGTAGAGTTGTCTCAATGTCAAATGCCGTTGTAAGACCGATATAGTGCCGGGGTTTTTTCTTCCCGGGATTGCCCCTTCTGTTCTTTAGGAGCGGAGGATTTTTGAAATATTCTGAGGGGTTGAACTCCGCACAGTTAACCACCATAGGCGTTACCATCCTATCTTTGACGTGAATTCAGACATGTTCACTTCCGTATATCCGGTCTGTGGGTCTTTCATTTCAACCATAGCGTTTCGAACATCTTCCAAATTCGTTATATACAGGCCTAAATTGTCCAGCACCTTATCAAATTGCTCATCAGATAATTCAAGAGTTAAATTAGCAAGTTCTGTCGCACTGTCTGAGCCATATACTACTTTCCTTCTCCGCATTTCCTCCAATATGTCAATAACTCGGAAGTAGTTCTCATTATTTAGTGGTATCCCTTCTTTATTCCATGTGTTAATCGTCTTCTGCTTAATTTCCTTCTGTCCGGTAACACTACCACGTTTTGCACCGAGAAATTTTGACAGTTCAGAATACGCCTTTGCAAAATTCTCCGGCTTAATATTTTTAAGTTTCGGAAAACCTTCTGCGTGCTCTTGATAGGTTTTTGTCCGGGCGAACTCTGATTCGCCCATCCGCTTAATTCGCTTCTGAACCATATCCCTCATGCGAGTATAATCTTTTCGCATCTCGGAAAGGTTTTCCCTCTGCATCTTCTTTGCCACGTCTACAGGAATTCCTGCCATTATTGCTCACCCACCCTAATACCAAATGACCGAATATAGTCCACGATTGCCCGAGTTACCAATGCGGAGCGATTCATGTCATAGCGATCAATGAGCTCCTGCATGGAGTCATAAATAGATACGGGAAGGGAGACCGATATTATCTCCCTATCCCCCTTGCGAGTGGTGCCTTTACTTCCATGTTTCATTATAGTTGTCCTCCAATATTTTATTGTGCATTTCAAAGCACAGATTAATAATATTATTTGCTTCCGATTCTGTCAACATCGAATCCCAAAAAGCACACCTGCGAACGGTATCCAGTATAGCATCCCCAGCGAGTCCATAGGAACGAGCGGAATTGATTCTGCCGATGTAGAATTCATAAACTCCTTCATAACTCATTGTTTACATCCCCTTTATATGATGTACTTCTGCCCATGTGGGACAGACTACGAGAGCCGGAGCCCGGCTCCCGTCTGTCTATCTCAGTGAAATATAAATAACGCCGCACTCCTCGTAGTAATTATATAATAATTTCCTGTATTGTGACCAATAAAGAACGCACCGTTACAACCATAGACTCCGCACGAATATGCCACTTCTTCTAACCAGCCCTCTTCCTCGATAATTTTTTTATAATCGTCGGTACCCATGTGAGTACAATCAACTGTTTTTGTATTTGTTCCACGTTCGTACAAATATCTCTTGATTTCTTTCTGTGTCACTCTCATAGCCATTTTTTCTTTCCTCCTCTTTCTCCTGCTGGTGCAGGCTACGAAAGCCGGAATCCGGCTCCCGTCTGTCTGCATCAGTTGGCAAGAAAATCAAACATGTAACGAGCTCCATCTTCCGTCTGAAACACGGTGGCATCTGCTTCCTGTAGATTGTTCCAGTAGCAAATCACCACATAGACAAAACCGTTATATGTTCCTAAAATCCGCACCTTCTTCAGATAGAACTTTGCACCGGTCAACTCATTGACCTTTTTCTTAATCAGCTTTTCCATGTTTCCATTTCCTTTCCGGTTTATCGGGTTTTCCTTCCCTTTGTTCACTTGTATTATATCAAAATTAATAACCTATGATAAGAACGAAATCCGTACAATTGTGTTAATATTTGTCATAAATTTATTAACTTTTTGTAACAAAGGGGAATTCGCCCATGCCTTCCTCCACCCCTATTATGTAATGGG